ATTTGATACAGGATATACTCCCCACATTTTACTTTTATTTAGTCTATAAAATGATTGCCTTATTAATTGATGTAGGTTCTCCACTTTACTCAAAGTTTCATTATCTTTTGCTTGAAACACACCAGTTATATCATCATCTATAAATACAAGTTCTGTCCCTTCACTAAAATAATCCATTATAAAACGCCGTTGCTTACATATTCCTAATTCTCCTACAACTATCTTCTTATAGAGTTCCTTCGGCAGTCGTTCCCTATATAATTTCTTTTCTTCTTTATTTGCTACGAATATATAAATACACGATTTTGGAACTCTCCCTTCTTGTAAGGTTCTCAAAGTCTTTTCTGTTATTATATCACTTCTGTTATAACTCGGTATTGCTACTCGGTATTTTGCTATATAATCTGTGAGTTGTTTCGGTGTTAAATCTATTGTGTAATATACTAATGAATATCGTGTTCCTTCCAAATCGTCAGTATTCCAGTGTTCCTTTTCCTTACCATCAAAATATACTGGGTTCTCTCTTGTTTCTAAATGTTCTCCCTCAACAATTAGATTACAACCTTTATAATTTCCAAACGATACTATCATACTAATACCAGTATTTCCTTTATCCTTATGTGGCGGACATACCACATTTTTATTTACGTGTATGTTTGTAAATTCAAAATTACAATACTTATTTCCATACTCTACTAATGCTTCAAATACATCAGGGTAATTAATACTTGGTGTTGTTAAACCTACTGCTTCGTATTCTATATTTCTCATACCAAATGTTAATTTTTCGTGAGTATTAAACCCTCGTGAATATTGACCTCCTTTTTCTTTCAAATTCCATTTTAATTCAGGGTTCTCCAATAAGTCAAATAATTTCTTGTATTCAGGTTTCATTATATATTAGTATATACAAAAAATATTATCCTAATATATAATGACGAAACATAAAGGTTCTAAAATCCACAAACAACAACAAGTTCAATCTGTTAGACAATCAGTTCATATTCATTTAGACACACGCAAGAAACAAAGACGAAGAAAGAAGGCACGGGCGTTTAGACCTGTTGCTATGCCTCCCCCAGTTATGCGTGTTGTTAGTAATCATATTGTATTACCTGAAAATGCTGGTATTCCACCTCAAAATTTTTTCGAGCAACGAGCACTTAAAAATCAAATCGCAGAACGCAGTAGATTATTAAACCAAGAAAAAACTAAATTAGCAGAAGAAGAGAAACAAGAATTACAAAAGCATAATGAAGTTAAAAAGGAAGAGATGCAAGTTAGAGAAGATGCTGTTGCTGAATTATCTACTATTATGGAACGAGAACCGAGAACCCCCGAACAATTAACAAAAGCAAAAATGCTATATCCTAACAGGCGTAATTTTCCAAAAAGTGCTGAAAGCATACAGGCGTTAATTGATAAGGCAGGTGGAAAACCTAATTACCAAGAACCAACACAGGGTTCTCTCGCTCGTGAAGCACAAGCGGAATATGACCGCCGTAGAAGATTAAAAGAAGAGTATATTAAAACTGGTATTCCTCCAAGAGTTAGTGATGATTAATCTTCTTCTATAAATTTTAATTTATTGAAATTTTTATAATATGTATTATCTCGTTGATTGTAAAATAAGAAATTGTATTTTTCGTCAAATGTGTAATCCAATAAAGTTTTCAAATCTTTTCTATCCAAAGAAAATACATCTTCGGCAAAACTCTGGATTTCTATTATAGATTTTGGACGGAATACTATATAACAATCTATTAGAGAACGCAACGATTTAGGAAGCGAACGGAGTGTGAGTAGTGTGATTATGATATTTAGACGATAATGTCTGTGTTTAAATATCAACTTCTTTAATGCTTTTTCTATCTTCTTATCTTTCATTTCCTCACTCCAATCGTCCAGTATCAAACAACTCTCGCCATCTTCCTCTTTTACTGCTATTGCTTTTTCTGCTATTTCTTCCAACATAGGAACTGATAAATTAAAATATGTTCTCTCTTTACTATGGTCTTTAAAAGGGTGGTTTTCTTCACTTTCATACACTTCTTGTGGTGTGCTGTAATATACCTCTTCAAATACTCTTTTAAATACTTTGTCCTTTCCTCCTGCAGTCATTAAACTATTTGTAAAGGTGCTCTTCCCTGACCCCATAGACCCAGTTATCACATAGACTGCACACTTATCTATAAAAGGGGGTGGAACTCCTAATGATTTATCTATCGTCTGCTTCGTCTTCTTTATTTTTAACTCACTATGGTCTATTTCTTCTATTTTCATAATATTATATTATAATACGATATAATATTAATCACCATTATCACTACTGCTACTGCTCGGTAGTTCTTCGCTACTTTGTAATATTTCTATTCCTATATGTTCGCTGGTTCTCGGCATTTCAAATAAAGGGTCTTCGTATTTCCGTGTTAGAATGTTTGCGTTCTCGGTTATTTTTCTAAACCGATTATACATCTCATCTAAACAATCTTTTCCTGTTTGTAATCTATGAATTCTATTAAGTGAGAGAACCTTATATATATCGGTTGCTAAAAAATAGTAATCTTTACTCGCTACTAAATCTATTTCCATATGTGCCTGTATTCCTAAATATTGTTCTATACTTCCTATGATTACTACCAGCAACGCCATCAAACAAGTTGCTCCTGAAATGTATTGTTGTGCTAAATACTTTTCAAGTCCCACACTCGCCACAGAATTCAAAGAACTGATTATAATTATCGGGATTTTGTAATACTTCAAGATACTCTTGTTCTGTAAATGATTTTTTTTGTGGCGTTTGTGTAGTTTGGTCGCATCTTGTCTTATTTTCTCCAATACGATTTCTTGGTCGTCGCTCCAATCCATTTACATTATCATTATGTTTTTTTGTTTTTAAATGTCGTGCCTTTATTGTATAACTATATTCCTGATTACATACATCACAAGTCCATCTCCATTTTGATATTTTATCATTCCAGTATTTCGTTTTTTCAGGGTATTTTTCTCTATATTTTGCTCGTGCTTTGTTTCTTATAACACGCCTTTCTTCGCTGGTTAAATATGCTCTTACGCTGTTTAAAGATGGTTTCAATTCATTCATATAGTGCTGTTCTCGTTGTCTAATACTCGTTCTGTCTTCTGCTTTATTTTCTTCTAAACTTTCAAAAACCCAGTTGGAGAACCCCCCGTTTAATTTCATACAATTATATAATTTTATTGCGGGTTTTTCATCGTAATCCTTTTTGTGGAATTTTATACGTTTCTCTAAATCTATTGTTGAACCTATATAAATATCCTTTACGGAATTGTCCTTACAATAGCATTTATAAATAATGTAATTCATTATACATTATTTATACATTATTTTTTGGGATTTATTTGGATACATTAACAGACCCGTCCATCATATTGATTTCAAGAATGAGGTCGTGGACAGCAAACACATCGACATCCATAGAAAGATTGTTTGTATCACATTTAATCTCAAGGAAGGAATTAGAGTTTATGGTATCCATACCTGAGACGAGACCACGAACTTGCCCGTAACCTGTCTCTTCGAAGTCCAGTCCGAGAGCGTAAGCACCATTTCCAGCGTCAGCGCCCGAAGTTACACCATCACCATAGAGGTAATCGTCGTTGTTATAGACAACATCAAAATCAGGGGAGTGTTGAGCGTGGAAACATTTAACGAGTTCTTGGAAACCCTCGCCAGCGTAGGACGTAGTTCCATCACTCAAATTAATAGGAACAGACGGGTATTGACGACCCTCAATACGCCAAACATATTGTTGTATGTTAGGGAAGTAGCGTCCGCCAGTTGTGTTTTTACTCGCCTTTCCAGTTCCGTTAGCACCATCAGCATCGTTTCTACGGAATACTGCAAAGTAATTTTTAATGGAAGAGAAACGAGCGGGGACAAGAATGGTGTGATTACCAGCGGGGGCGGCGGTGCTGTTGAAATTTGAGCAACCTGACCCGTGGATTTTGAATACGCCCCCTGCCTCTTGCACGAGAGCAGAATAAACGGCGGGGTTGATATCTAAATAGTCACAATTCAAACTGATTTTATCCATAGTGTAAGCAGGACTTCCCGAAGAGTATTGAAGTGCCTCGTCGTTAGGACTGAGGGTCAATCTCAATCTGATCCCGTCCACTGCGGGACAGTATTGAGAGCACATAGTTCCAATAACAGCACTGTAAAGAGGGATAGAAACACGGATTTTGGTGGTAAGGTCTTTACCCGACTTTTTAGCATCTACAAGGGCAGTTCCAAGCGTAGCACCAGTGTCATCGTCAGTAGTTGGAACATTAGGAGCAAACTGGGCGTGTCCTGAAAGGATAGAACCGATGTTCTGCGCTCTGCTCTTATTTTGGTGGTCTTCAACTAAAGCGGCGAACACGTTGTAGCGGTCCAGTAATTCTACGGATTGATTACCAATTATGAGTTCTAAACCACGAATGAGCGAAGAAGCAGAACCATTACACAAAGTAGCAGCAGAAGAAGTTTTTAGGTCAAAGCAAAGGGACGAGTTCTGTCCATTCAAAAACACGGAATTTCCTGCAGGCAGTGCAAAATAGATGTCCTGGGTTCCTGAATTTCCAGTAATAGATTGAGTGTTCTCGGGTTGAACCGAAACAAGGCGGGACTTTGCACTTCCCATAGAGCGGAAACCAGTAAGGTCGAGATGAGGCGTAATCGCAGTATCCATTATATAATATACAATTATATAATAAATTAATACTCACAAACATCTATTTGAAAACTCACTAAAAATAAACTCGCTTCTGTAAATGTTTCCTGAACCAAATGTTCTAACTGAATTGTAAAATCACTTAATGGTAATTCATTCATTATAAATTGAGGTTGGTGTGTTATGTGAGAACTTCCTTTATTATTTGTCGTTGTTACATTACCGCCTAAAACACCTAATAGACAACGATTATTTCTAACTATACTATTTCCACTTACATCTAAAACATTACACTTTCCTGTTAATTCGGGAATTCCACTTAAAAAAACCACGTGGGGTTCTAAATCACTTGAATTCGCTGCGGTAAAAAACGATATTTGATTTACACTTAATTTTATTTTATTACTCGGGTCTTTCTTATAAACCCGTGTAAAGTTGAATTTTTGAGATGTTGAAGCACCCGAGCAAATAAAGGTCTGTTGATACGTGTCTAATACTTTAACCATTATATATTACATACATATAATAGTTTATCTGCGAAGAGCATTCAACTCTTTACCAGCACCATACGCTGCTGAACTTTGCCGTCTTGTTTCACTCAACGCCGCTCTTCCTGCTAAACCCGCCTGAATTACATTAGCGGTTCCACCCGCAGTATCGCCGCTTGCTATTTGTTTAGCACCACGAACTATTCCTTTACCTGCCTGTAATCCAGCACCAGCACTTCTTGCCCCAGCACTTACAGCACTCGAACCTCGTTTCGCTATTTCAACAGCAGGTAGGAATTCAGGAGCAACAGCACCTACCAAAGGTTCTACCATCGTTAAACCCTTCGCAATTCCACCAGCAACCTTTTCAACTGCAGGTAATGCTTTTTCACCAAATTCAACCGCAGTATGTAAAGCGTGTCCCGCTTTGTGTCCGAACCTTTTTAAAGCACCACCCGCTTTGTGCCCGAAACGTTTTATACTTTGAGATGCTTTCTTGAACCACGACATTATATATTAATTATTTCATTTTTTGTTTTT